ACATTTTTTCTTTTTGCACTTTATTGGTATCGTTATCTGCACCTTTAACAAAATGCCATAACCTTTTTGCTTCATTTCTCAATAAACCGTGTTCAGTACCAATTGGTGCTTCATTAGCAATATATGGTGGGTCACCTGCTGGTAAATCCCATACAATATTAGGGTCAAATGCACCTTTTAAAACTTGTTTAAGAGGAGCTGATTCGTTCTCTCTTAATACTGCAATCTTTTTAGGTTTATCTTTTGCGTTGTTAACTTTTTTTAAAATCTCTGACATAAGTTGGACATTTTCACCAATACCTGCTGTATTTTGTGATTGTCTCATCATTGCCGGATTCATTAGATTTGGATTTCTTTGTTGCTCTGCCATAATTTCTCCTTCAATTCAGTATTATTATTTATCCGTGAAATACTTATCACTATACCATTTATAATACGCCTTATCTGTAAAGATTTCTGCGATTTCTGAAGCTGGTACTTGGTCACTTCTTATACAATCTGCTAATGATTGATACTCATAGGTATCAACTTTTCTGGTCATTTTTTTATCTTTAGAGTTTTCAGCTAAAGTTCTAATATTTCTTTTATGATTTTCACTCATTTCAAAAAAATCACTCATTGCTCATCACCTTTAAAATAACCATCATAACTATGACAGAAACGACCATACCTAAAAAAAATAAACCTATCATAAAAGTAGAAAAGGGCGACTCAAGGCCGCCCTCTTCGAATAGTTAATTATGCTGAGTAAGCTACTTGCTTACCAAATACAGCGTTCATACCATTAATCAAAATTGCTTTTGATGGTGTACCAACTCTGTATGAAACACCAGCTGATGTTCTATTTTCATAAATCATCATGCCTTCGTTTCTTAGTTTACCAACCATTGCAGCTGGTGATTTAAGGTCAAATGTGTTTCTCAATGTTTTCCAAGAAACAGATTTACCTGTATTGAAAAGGTTTCTTACCTTTGTTGTTTTTGATGTTTTAGCTCTTGCCATAACTTCATCTCCTTTAGTGTTAAATAAAAATTTAAACATAATTGTTTAAACTCCTTTCTATTGAGTTTAATGTGCTCCCACAATTGCCAGGCAAAGCGTACTTTAGTAGTTTGACAGGCGAATTCTTATTTGTCATTGTCTGGTTCAAAGTCAGGTGTAAAATGTACATCAGCCATATCTGATAAATCTCTAACTTCGTCCTCTATATCTGGTGACAATGGTTTATGTGGTCTATGTTTTACATCTAAAACTTTAGAGTAATCTAATCTAGCTGATTTATTTTTACCACTTGTATTTAATGTGACCATTTTGTCTGTTAATTTCTGTGCTGGGTGTGGTTTATTAAAGTCACGGTAAACCAGTCCTCTAATTGTATCAATAACAAGTGCCAAGTCTGCCGTAAATGTCATTTGATTAGTTCTAATACCCATAGCAACAAATTTATCTAGTAATTGATAAGCAATATCATCTACATTACCCTCGACAAACTCTTTAGTCTGTTGTTCAACTAACTTTTTATGTTCTTTTTCATCAACAGGATGTTTAACAGATTCTTTGTTGTGAATTCTGTCTGTCGGAAATAATATAATATTGTCTTTATCATTCACTAATTAGTTCTCCCTTAAAATTAACTTTACCTTTATCGGCAAAGTGTTCTACTAACTGATTATAGCCACCAATTAGTTCACCATCAATTTTAATTTGAGGCATAGTTCTAACATTTTTACCAATATCTTCAATTAATTTAGTAGGGTCAGAATCAAAATCTTTTTCTAAAGACTTCTCTTCGTATTCAAGGCCAAGATTTTTTAGTAATGTTTTGGCCTTGGTACAAAAGACACAATTGTTTTTACTATAAACTGTTATTGTCATCTTTATCATCTTTCTTTAGATTGTCCCATGCCTTTTGACTTTCGCCATTTAGGTTATATGCGTCAACAGCTTGTTCAATAGTGTAGTTATACATCTTATTAAACTCACCTAGAGGCAATCTCATGCCAATCCAAGTTCTATAGTAACCATTTTTTGTAAGTGTAACATCTTGAGCAAATATCTCATAACCTCTTACAGGCGTATCTGTGATAACATTTACTATTGCTGTCTCTACTTCGGTTACTACCGTTTTAGTTTCTGTTTTACCAAGTTCTTTAATGAATTGTTTTGATTCTTTATTCATTTCACCCTTGATAATATCTGCCAATTCAGATTTAGCCATCATTTTAGCTTTCTCAATTGACAACTGTAAATCAGGCGATACTGCTGTCGCAACACCAAAAATACATTGCTTATCATTATCTTTTTTTGTTAACCATTTTAGGTCACAAGCTTTAGACTCATTGATATCAGCCATGTACCATGCCGGTACTTTGTCAACTACATTACCACTTTCTGATTTTATCTTATAGGTACTATTCATACTAGAGCAGGCACTCAAACCTACGATAGCTACAAGAGCACCTAGTTTCATCACTTTGTTTTTTATCATAATTTATTACTTTCCCTTACATCATATACTAAATTTTGTAAAAAGTCAAGCGTGGATTGAACATAACCTAACGCCTGTTCACTCGATACATCATATAATATAATTAATACAAGAGCCACAATGATTAAATTTCTAATCATTTTACCTCCCATTCACCGTTTGTATCTAAACACACTTTTCCTGGTGTTTTAAAAGCATGTCCTGACCGACTATAATATCGGCAGTATTCTGGTGTATTCACATCATTGTAATAAAACTGAGCAAATAATTCCCAATAACTAGGACCATCATAAGCTCTCCTACCATCTGAACACTCCAAAATTTCTCTCTTTGTGATTGTATCTTCTTCTTGTACAATCTCAACTTTAACAAAACAATATTGTCCATCAACTTTGTCTGGTTTAATAGACACAATATCTGACCTTAAAATCTTTTCACCTGCAACTGCAATACCTGATATAAGTAAAAATATAATCAGAATAAAAGTCCAGGTCAAATATCTACGCATATTATATCTAGGGTCAAACATATTTCTTCAATTCTTCTATTGATTGTTTTGTATTATAAATGTCTTCTTCTAATTTGGCAATGGTGGATTGACTATTTGTTGTCTCAATTTCCTCTTGCTTTTCTTTTATTTCGTTCTCTAATTGTTCTATTCTTTCATTATATCTATTCATCTTTTTTCTATCCATCTCCCATCCGGCAACTGACAAGCAGTACCAAAAACCACTTCTCTATTGACACCACCAAGACCTATCAATGGCCAACTATTTGTAATATCTATTGTAGCGTCATAATCTTTACACTTAAAAGGTCCTACCATGTGTGATTTTGTAACATGAATAATACCTGAATTTCCTGTTTTCTTATTATACCAATTTGTATAACTTGAACCTGTACCACTTGTATTTAAATGGTCTACAAATACAGCATTGTGTACATCATAATCTGAATTATACATTAGTTCAGCACCTGCAAATGCACCAACAACAGCACATGCTCCAGCGGCATATGGGTCAGATATACCATTTTCAATACAAACAGCAGCCGCTGTCGTTCCACCCATTCCTGCACCTAAATGACTTCTATTAACGGAGCTGCAATTGGTCAGGAACACCAATGATAGTCCTAATAATAGTACCGATTGGATTGATTTCATATTTACCTTTTTCATTCTTCTTCATTGATGAACACGCTGTCATGGACAATACCAGTATAATCACCATACTCACCTGTTTCAGTTTTAGCATAATCTCCTTTATCGTGTGCCAACAGTAAACAATCTGCCTGTATGGTATCAATTAAGTTTTGTACTCTTAAATCTCTTTCACTCGATTTAGGGGTCTGATATTTCAAGACCCTTAAATCATCTGCCATTTTTTTAAGGCTATCAACCTTATCGCAAAATTCACTAATTTTGTGATTCATCTTTTTCGCCTAATAGACCAAACTTTTTTACAAGACTAGCAAAATCTTCTTTTGTTTTTGCCCAACTCTTTGCTTGGTATTCTTTAGTTTTTGTTACTTCACCATTAAACCATGTACCTACTTTACTTGGTACTTCACTAACAGTTTTTACAAACTCTTGTGGTGTAATAGTTTTATCCTCTGCTTTAGCAACACCTGTTATCATTAAGAAAGCTGCTATTGCTAATACCATAAACACTTTTTCTAAAAATGTCATACTTTCCTTCCTGCTGTTTTAATGTCCTCTTTGGCGACTACCATATAAGGACCTTTGTTATAAGCTGGAGCAACTGTAAAGTTTT